CGTGGAAGCAAGGCGTGCCTAGGGTATAATGCAACAGTTTGGCATCCTCATTGAGGCCGTACTCGTCAGGCAGCCAGTTCCACTCCGGGGGCAGCTCTCCAATTCGTTCGTCCTGCAGCCAGGTAAAACGATGTAGTTCGGCCCCGGTAGACTTTTGAATAAACTCTGGCGTAAGCTTACGGTTAGGAAAACTGTTACAGTTCCATAAAATTACCGAGCTCCAGTTCTTGCGCGGATAGTTCTCATTTTTAGCCCCTAGATACTTCTCTGTCATGCGTGTCTTGTAGTTGTGCATGACCACTTGTACATCAAGATCCAAGCGACGCAAGTCCCATAACTTGATAATATCCTCGCGCACAATCATATCACCATCAATAAAGATTGCATGCCCCTGAAAGTTCATAAGGTGAGGCACAAGGAATCTACTGTAGATAAATTGATTGCTGCCGTCGGTGTGTGTTTCTTTGTAGTCGTCGAACAAGTTCAGAGCCAGTGGGATGATGGCAACCGGTCTGCTTGCGTGCCTAATGATAGAGTTTGCACACACGTGGAATGCAATTGCTTCACGTGGGTCATACCCAATGAAAATTGGAATGGGTTTCATAGTCTTCTTTCTACATCTTCTTCGGTACAACGACTACCGTATTGAATCTCAATCAGAGTTAATGGACTTGACGTTTCGTTTACCAACTGATGCCAACAGTGTAGTCCAATATGCAAGTATTGATGCTGAGTATACCGTCCTTGCAGTTCTAGATCGGTACTGGCATCAAGCGTGTATACGCTAGCTTCGCCTTTGGTCACAAGCCAGAATTCGGCGCGATCCTGGTGTCTTTGCATACTTAACGCTGCCCCGGGCTCTACTGTGAGTTCTTTGACCTTGGCTCCGGGTGAATCATGAACTACACAATAATGTCCCCACATGCGGCGTGTTTTGGGAGCACGCCACTCTTCCAGTAGCCAGCTGCTGGAGTTTTTCTCAATCACGCCGCCCACGTTAAACTTAAATTCTAAATTAGTGTCTGCTAATCTCAGCTCGGGCATATTTTTGTCTGTGCGCTGATTACCATCGGCCACGATAATCTTGTCCTGTGGATAGCTCTGACGCACCATTTCAATGGCATGCCGTACACTGTCGTTACGATCATCAAATGTGATTACAAAATCTACACCTTTGATATTCTGCACAATCTCAGTGCGTTCTAAGATTGGCATGAATGCTCGTCCCTTTTTGCGAGCTAACCACTCATCTGAATTTACACCAACTACAAGAATGTCCCCTAGTTGACGTGCGGCCTTAAGATATGCAATGTGTCCCGAGTGGATGGGATCAAATCCACCGGTTGCAAGAACGATAGTTTTCATTGTTCTATTTATATGTGTACTTTTTGATGTAAATACAAAATGAAGAAACATAAGAATCATGCTGACCAAAAGAATTTTGCCTGCGTGATACACGGAAACATGTATGACTGGCGGTATGTTGAAAACTTGTACAATATGCTGCAAGTTAACACCCAGCACAACGTAAAGTTTCATGTGTTTACTGAGCCTTCAAGATCGGTGCCGGCCTCGATGATCAAGCACGACTTAGTCGACTGGCCTGGTATCAGTGGTCCAAAAAAGGCCTGGTGGTACAAGATGCAGATGTTTGATCCGGCTCATGTACCTGGGAACCTGTTGTACATGGATCTTGACGTGGTGATCACCGGCAGTATTGATTGGATCTGGGGACTAAGCCCTCGACACTTCTGGGCAGTACGGGACTTTAGACATCTTTGGAAACCCTCCTGGACCGGCTTAAACTCCAGCATAATGTACTGGGACACAGAACGGTGGAAACGTATCTGGACCAGCTTTCAGAGTCGCAATATTCTTGACACTGCCAATCAATTCCACGGCGATCAGGATTTTTTAAATGTAGCAGTTGACTTTAAAGACCGTAGATTCTTTGATAGTGATGCTGTACAAAGCTGGCGTTGGCAAATCAAAGATGGCGGGCTCGATATAAAAACACGTACCTATCGCCGACCCAATACTGGCACAGTACTAGACCCCAAGACCAGTGTGATGATTTTTCACGGCAGCCCTAAACCGCATGAAGTAACAGATAAAATTATTGTCAATTATTGGAATCGAGGTTGGGATAAATAAAACAGTTGGAGAAATCAATGACGAATCGTACTTTTAAACAATTTGGTTCTGGGTATAGCGAGCAAGGCACAGTGAGTATAGTTGCAATGATTGATGGTGTGCAAGTGTATAACGGACCTGTGCCGACGTTGACCACAGCAGTGCCGAGCCAACCATCACCTGCACTAAAAGTAGAATCTGAACTATTCTCATTTACTGAAGATGTAGACTATACCGGACTCAAGCAAATGAGTATTACTGTCACTGGCGGCTGCTTGCTATTATCATTGACCAAGGGTAACTATTCAATATCTGATGCCACTGCAGATATTTTTCGTAATCTAGAATACCATCGGGAATTTACAGCCGACGCAACACCTATTATTGATCCGTTGACCGATATTGTTATTGATGGTGTATCTTATGAACGTAATCTGCTTGATTTTGGAGGACAATGGTGGTGGCAAATTCAAGACGGGTCAACATTTACATGTTCAATCAATATTGAGCCAGGGTACGAGTCCCCTTTGCCATTATTTTGATACGGGCTTTGCCCTAATCACAAACCCACATCACTGTGGGTTTTCCTTTGGTTGACCAGAAATGGCACCCGTGCTATAATGTATGAATACAGTAAGGAACAAGGAGCAAGCGATGAACTGGAATAAGCAAGGCGAGAAAATCACTGCAATGTACCAAGGGCAGCAGGTGACCGGAACTGTGGAGTCTAGCCGAGTGAAGTACGGCGCAGGCAAGGTTCAACACTTGCTGATTCTGGACCGGCCCATCCAGCTGCGGTGGCGCACCGAGCCAGCTGATCGCTTGCTGATCGACGAGGACGAAGTCGGTTGACCAATAATTCCCGTTCTGCTATAATAGCTTTATACAGTTAGCAACAAGGAGTCGGAAATGCTGAAGTCTAAAGTTCAAGTAGCCGAAGTTGGCGATGTTATTCGGGCCCTGGATTTTGCCGGGCAGTACGACTGCTACATGATCGGCGTGGTAACCGAAGTGCAAAACGAAGTCATCAAGTGCCGGGGCATTAGCCGGGTTTGGGACGGCAAGAGTGAGAAATTTGATCAGCCCTTTAGCACCGTGCAGGAAGGGGCAATGATGTTTGACGCTCGTTATCCCGGGCGAATCATGGTGCTGTGCGGTACCGAAGCGGTTGCCCAATAAATCAGCTTGTGCTATAATGTATTTACTGTAGCAAAACGGAGCAAGAAATGACCCAAGTTCAAGTGATTAAAGGTACATATCGTAATACCCCGGTGCAGAATGCATCGTTTGAGCTGGTCAAGGATTTTACTGTTGGCGCCCGCGGCGGGTTTGTTACAGTCAAGAGCAACGGGTACTTTGGTCCCGATTTTGATGTTGTGCGTATTAAAGTGAACGGAATTGAAGACGTGATTATTACCGGATCCGCTACTCCTGTGGCACAGGCCACATTGACTCCCATGTCAGCAGTGTCGCAAGAAACTGACGACGAGATCATGGCGCGTATTGAAACGCGGTTTAACATGCTGGATGAGATGACACTGGCTGCAATTGCCGGCGACATCCGTGCTATGATCGTGGTGGGTCCCCCGGGCGTGGGCAAGAGCTACGGTGTTGAGCATCAGTTGGAGAAGTCTGGTCTGTTTGACGTTGTGGGCAATCGCAAACCCAAGTACGAAGTCATCAAGGGTGCAATGACCCCAATTGGCCTGTACTGCACTCTGTACAAACACAGTGATGCCAAGAACGTGCTGGTGTTTGACGACTGCGACAGCATCCTGCTTGATGATGTTGCACTGAACATTCTCAAGGCTGCGCTGGACTCGGGCAAGAAGCGTCGCATACATTGGAATGCTGACAGCAACATGCTGCGTCGCGAGGGAGTGCCAGATCAGTTTGACTTCAAGGGTTCTGTGATCTTTATCACCAACTTGAAGTTTGATCACCTCAAGAGCAAGCGACTGCAAGACCACTTGGAAGCTTTGCAGAGTCGTTGTCACTTTCTTGATCTTACGCTGAACACTATGCGTGATAAGATCCTGCGCATCAAACAGATCTTTCGTAGGGGCAGCCTGTTTCAGGACTATGATTTTACCCCGGAACTGGGCGACGCGATCATTGAGTTCATGACTGACAATCACATGCGCCTGCGTGAAGTGAGTTTGCGCATGGCGTTGAAGATTGCTGACTTGACCAAAGTGTCCCCAAGCAACTGGAAGTCGCTGGCTGAATGCACTTGCATGCGTAACGAATAAGCATCATACTGCCTGTTACAGGGCAATCCTTTATGGGACACCCGTAAAACGGTGTCTTTTTTTTGACTTTGCTTGATACATATGTTACTATAGATCAATACATCATGGATATATAATATAATGAAACAAGCTACTCTAGTTATTTGCGACGAAGTGAATATAAAAATTGAAGGACTTGATCTTGATGCTCGCAAGGCTCTAGTTAAAAAATTCAAATATGATGTTCCGTATGCACGATATCTACCAGCTGTGAGACTGGGTCGATGGGACGGCAAAGTTAGTTATTTCCAACTTGGCGGTAGCACTTATACTAATTTACTACCCGAGATTCTCCCCATACTCGACGACTACAATTATGAAATTGAACTTGACGATCGTCGCGAGTACACTAGAACTTTTGAGTTTGTACTAGCCACAGAAGATACCTTTAAGGATCGTTGTTGGCCCAAAGGGCACCCACAGGCAGGAGTGCCGATTCAGCTACGAGATTATCAAGTTGAGATCATCAACAACTTTCTTAGTAACCCACAGTGCATCCAAGAGGTTGCTACGGGTGCCGGTAAGACTATCATGACTGCTGCGCTAAGTTGCCTGGTTGGACCTTACGGCCGCAGCATTGTTATTGTGCCCAACAAGAGCCTGGTGACACAGACTGAGAAGGATTATATCAATATTGGATTAGATGTTGGTGTATACTTTGGGGATCGAAAGGAATTTGGACACCAACATACTATCTGCACCTGGCAAAGCCTTAATGTTCTGTTAAAAAACACACGTGCAGGTACTGCCGACTGTACTATACAAGACTTTATTGAGGGCGTGGTTTGTGTCATGGTAGACGAAGTACATATGGCCAAAGCCGATGCACTCAAGACTTTGCTCACAGGGGTAATGAGTCAAATCCCGATTCGGTGGGGGCTTACAGGCACCGTTCCCAAGGAAGCATTTGAATTCCAAGCTCTGCATGTAAGCCTAGGACCTGTAGTGAGTCGTCTTGCAGCTAGCGAGTTACAGGAGCGTGGTGTACTAGCACAATGTCATGTAAACGTAGTACAGTTGGTGGATCATGTAGAGTTTAAAGAATATCAAGCCGAGCTTAAATACTTACTAGAGGAACCAGGTAGACTTGATACAATTGCTAACTTGATTACTCGGGTGAATGAGACGGGCAATACCTTGGTACTTGTGGACCGTGTGGCCGCCGGGAAAGCATTAGTTGAACGGTTAGGAGAGAGTGCTGTATTTGTATCGGGCGCAACCAAGGCAAAAGATCGTCAAGATGAGTACGACGAAGTAGCCGATGCTACTGGCAAGATCATTGTGGCCACGTACGGAGTTGCTGCTGTGGGTATTAATATTCCGCGTATTTTTAATCTAGTCATGTTAGAGCCAGGCAAAAGTTTTGTTCGAGTTATACAGAGCATAGGCCGTGGTATACGTAAGGCCGAGGACAAGGATCATGTTCAGATCTGGGACATAACATCCACATGCAAATTTGCTAAACGACACCTGACCAAACGCAAAGTATTTTATAAAGAGGCCACCTACCCATATACTCAGGAAAAACTAGAATGGCGATATTAACTCCTGCTCAGTTCGCCACAGATCGGCTAATTATTGTTACCTATCCCATGGCTGCCGGCGGCAAATTCCTAATAAACTGCTTGTCACTTAGTCAACAATCAGTGTTGCAACACCGTGGTCTGGTCAAGCTCGATACTATGCAAAAGTTAAATATTCTATGCAACCGGTACAATTCGACAAACGTTAAATGGAGAGATATTGGATTAGGGTGTAGTGAGCTGTTTGGTCAAAATCGACAAATTGGTGACAGCTCTATCCAGGAGTCAGTTGCTTCCCGCATGTTATTTCATTATCATGATATAATCCCTACTCTAATAGATCAAGGCAAATACTTGTTTATTGTTGCACACCGTGATAGCGACATCCCTGGTGCGTTACAGTTATGGCCGAATGCTCGGATAATACGTCTTGTTAACCATCGACCTTTTGTAATGAAATACCGATGGTTTTTTGATAACAACCCGCAACGTCAACTCCCGCTGAATAAGCAAATTGAAATCATTAAGTCCTGGTGGAAAGAAAATCGCCAGCACCACTGGCCTACTGATCCACCGTACACAGTTGATGAATATCAACTGCCGGAGTATCAAAAAATTGCCAAAGATCTTAAAGATCTAGAACCTTTTATGATTGAATGGCAAGGGGCAATGGGATACCAGCGAGGACTTTGGCCGAATAATTGCATTGCAACATGGGACACAGCTTGGTATCTTGATCCTGACCAGTGTCGACATCAATTAGAAAATCTCTATAGTATACTTGGATTTGATGACTTTGATAGCGTTAAGATTCAACAAATTTACTCAAGCTGGATTTCAGCCTTGCAGCGGCACTTGCAATATACTAGGACATTGTCTTGACTTCCTGTTACTAAGTGTGTATAATAAAAATATGAGAATCCTAACCCTTGAGAATCAGCATTACGACTTGGACACGCTTCCGGATGAAGTCGACGACATGCGTTTTGCTATTCTAGATAATTCAGACCCTAACAGTCCAGACTACTATTATATCCCGTTGATTTTTTTAGAAAGTTTTAGCGCCCCTGCACTAGTACTACGTATCGGGGACAAAACTATTAAAATGCCTGTGGACTGGCAGATCCTGATAGGAGAACCTGACCTAGGTGACTTAGAAATGCTCCCGTTGACCAGTATCAACGATCGTGGGTTCAAGGCGTTTGAGTTTAACCCGTTAAGTAGTTTTAGGCCCAGCTTTCCGGATATTGAAATTGTAGATGTGTATCATGAAGTAACTTGGTATGCTCCCAAGCTTAAAAATGGGCAAATTTTATCGGTGCCAGTCGACGATGGCCCAAAACCTCGATGCGTGTACTTTGTAAAAGACATTAGTCGAAATTGTGAAGTTGTACAATATGACAAGGCATGGTAGTATGGAACAATACGAAAAAAGTGGACCCAAAGTTGATGCCCCACCACAGGCACTTGAACAAAAACAAGTTGGATCAAAGATTGATTTGTTAGATCAGCGGCTACAAGATCAATCCCGCACTATTGCTATCATGCAACGTGAAATGCGCCGCATACAAAATCAACTTGACGAAGCAACCAGCGCAATCAACAGCATACGCCGTGGATAAACTTAGCATTCAAAATGAGATGAATCGATTCGATCTCAAGGATCGAGAGTTTTATAACAGTCTTACAGATGAGGAACGTAAAAAGTTCTCCAACTATCTTATGATACGGTGGGGATCGGCTGTGCATGGTAGTCGAGAACTGCAAGAGTTTTATCTAATCTCGTGTAACGAGCGACTCAACAAGCACTTCTTTGCCATAAACCGCCACCCCAAGCTACAGTGGTTGTGCGCCACAGCAGTGAGTCCAGGAATGGGAACACATCGGCATCAGTGGATCTCGCCCAGGAAGAAGGAAGCAGGATCTAATGAGATCAAGAAAACTCTCATGGAGCTTATGCCCACTACCAAGCTATCGGACATTGACACACTGTCTAAACTCATCAACAAGAAAGACTTGAAAGAGTATTTGCGTGAACACGGCCACACTGACAAAGACTGAATACACTTGTAATCATTGTGCCCGTGTGTTCAAGCGGGAACTAAGTTTGGCCGCACATGTGTGCGAATCTAAACGTCGCTACCTTGAACGGGACGAAGTAGGTGTTACGATTGCCCTCCGAGCGTATTTGAGATTTTACGAGATTACCCAGGGCACAGCAAAAAACAAAACTTTCAAAGATTTTTCTGCCAGTCCCTACTACAGGGCATTTGTTAAGTTTGGACGTTACTGCCAAGAGATACGTGCTGTCAATGTGCCGCAGTTTGTGAACTGGGTGGTCAAGAAAAATAAAAAGATTGATCACTGGTGTCATGAATCTATATACTACGAATACTTGATAGAGTACTTACGCACTGAATCTGTAGGAGACGCATTAGCCCGATCAATTGAATCCAGTATTGACTGGCAGGAAAAAACTGGTAACGCAGCGCATGACTATCTCCGTTACGGCAACGCTAACGCACTGTGCTATGCGATCTCGACTGGCCGGGTATCGGCCTGGGCAGTGTACAATTCAGATTCGGGACATGAGTTGCTGGCACGTCTTAATTCTGAGCAGTTGACTATGATTTGGCCCATGGTCGAGACCGACGCCTGGAGTCAACGACTTCGTGACCGCCCAGAAGATCGTGACTATGCACGAGAAATTTTAAAACAAGCAGGCTGGTAATAGATGAGTGCAGACATTGATATCGATTTTGCAGATCGATCACTAGTGCTAAAGCTGATTGATCATATCCCAGCTATGCAACAAGTAGACAACACAGTGCGTAAGCACAACTCGGGCGTATATGTTACAGATATTCCTGTAGATCCTGTACATGGATGTGCTGCAATTGATTATGCCTCGGCTGACCAGCGAGGGTATTTTAAGATTGACTTCTTGAACATGAGCATATATCAGCTGATTCAAACTCCTGATCACTACGCAACTATGCTAGCAGCCGCCCCTCCGTGGGATCGAATCTGGAATGACACAGCTTGGGCCAAGCAGTTGGTTCACGTGGGAAACTATGCAAATTTGCTAGCGTCAATGCGTCCAGACTCTATACCCAAGATGGCTGCGTTTATCTCAATTATTCGTCCAGGCAAAGCGCACTTGCAGCAACGGCCCTGGGCAGAAGTGTTTGGATCAGTTTGGGACGGTGATGACAGCCGGGGTTACACCTTTAAGAAGGCACATGCACTTTCATACGCAATGCTAGTAACACTACACATGAATTTGCTTAATTACTAAAGTAGTCTGCTTTGTTCCAGGTCTCCCCCCAAACAACAAGAGAATCGGGACTTTTTGATAGCAGTAACTGTTGGTCCCAGAAATTATGATACCTCTCGTTAACATCAGGAAGACATAGTGTGTTACAAAGATATTTACTACCGCCGGGCTGAAATAATAGATTATATTCTACTAATGTGTGAGGAATTTCTGGGGGAGTACGACCTGGTTGATTTTTAAGATCTCTTAGCATGTTTTTAACTGCACATACTCGATCTTGGTCTGTTATTGCCGATTTATCAATTTGATAATCAATTAACCAATTTGTTTTGATTGAATAGGCATAATTGGTTCTAACTTTTGTCAAATAGGTTTTGACTATAAATTCCCAAGGAACCAAGCCGTATCTGGCAGTTGATACATCGATAAAAATTAATTCAACATGCCCTGCAACAATACTATGTTCGATATGGTCAAGCCGGAATCCGTGTAAAGATCCAACATACCCTACATCCAACTTGGGATTTATAATAAAATTGGTTTTACAAAAATCTGAGAAGCTTTCGCTATTTTTATAGTCAAGCCCTTTAGTAAATCTCATCTGTCCGTAGCTTGCACCACTCAGTGGATCCAGGCCCCACTCGTTATCAACAAATAACGGTAATGTGCCTAACCAACCAGAAACAAAATCAATTCTACTACCGCCTGGACCTGATACTAATGTGACTTTGTTTATTTCGATCATTGACTAACTTTACGAACTAAAATAATGCTTCTCCTCTTGCTTTTTTTCCGGCCAAGATCGTTCAGGCTGCACACAGGTCCGTGTATGATCTCAAGGTCTCGGTTACTAAAGGTGCGTAAATAGGGACGGAACAAGTCCCACTCGTGTTTGAGGAAGATATTTATGGGAATACTACGGTTACTTTCCCACCACCAGGTATTGGCCAGCTCAATGAATACTCGCTTGAGATCTGAGTCTAGTATGTTGCCAAAGTCGTAAATAGTAGTGATAGCGTCGTCACGATTTTGAATGATACCGACATACTCCACACCTGCATATGAACACAAAGTGATAAACGGGTACTTAGAAGTTAGAGTTTGGAATATGTTTTCACCCATAAATATCAGTGGAGACAGCGAATGTACGCAACCACAGCCTATTTATATCAGCAAATTCAAACAGTTTTATTGATTGATATCAGTGGGGCTTACTTTGACCGGAGATGGCAACCAGTGTATGCAAAGAACTTAAAACTCAACTTGGGCGTGGATAACGTGATCCTATTCCAATTCCAAAATCAAGATCAGAAACCTGTGAACATTTCTGGTTGCACGTTTACTTTCCGCATTATCAGTCAGAACGGCGAAGACTTGTTGTATGCAACTGAATTAGTTGCACTCAGTACTGCTCTGGGTCGGGCTAAGGTTACAGTTCCTGCTGCTGACACTGCGTATTTCCAGGCACAACCTGCAAGCTGGAGCCTGGAGATATCTTCGGGTAACCTAAATCAAGCTGTGCTGGTTGATGCATATTCAGACGCCCGGGGAGACATTGATATTGTTAATTCTGTGTTCCCAACTTTTGTTGCCAGTCAAGTACTGACTATCCCTAGTCAGGCACCCCAGAATAATGTATTCTATTCCAGCACCGTGACAACCGACGGCTGGGCCATGACCACATTCCAAGTTGACACTGTTGATCTCACTGGTAACTTGACTGTGCAAGGCAGTGACGCCGGCACGGCCAACACTGTGGAGTGGTATAATATTGCATTTGAAGACCTCAAGGCTGAAAACATTGCTAACTCAGTATCGTTTACTAACTCTACAGAGCGGTTAGGGTTCGATGTTGTGGGATACCATCCACAACTGCGCCTGGCAGTACAGATTGAATCAGGGGCACTGCCAACTATTGTTTACCGGTGACACATAAGTTAATTACTTTTGGTGATAGTTGGACTTTTGGAGATGAGTTGTTTGACTCAGCTCTAGCACAGCTTCCAAATGCATATTGTGCAATGTCGGAAAACGATGAATATCGATTGGCTCGTTGTTGGGGCGGACTAGTTGCTCGCGAGCTTGGTTTAAATTTTGAAAACTATGGATTCAATGGCATGAGTTTGCAATCGATGGTTTGGACCGCTACTTGGTGCATGGATAATATAGATTTGAGCAACAGTATTGTTATTGTTGGCTTAACAAATGATCTTAGAACTAGTTGGTATGATTCATCTCGGGTCGACAATGTCCGTCCTTGGAACACACATATTCATTCTTGTTGGAACCCCCAACAAGATCCCTGGCGCACAATAACAAAACTACATGTAGAGAACAGTCACAGTCAGGAATTGAATCGAAAAAATCGGCAACAGGCTGTAATGTTCTTTGATTCACTTGCACACCGTTATCAAATTCCAGTGTTGCAGTTTGATTGCTATAGAAATCAAACAAATTTTTATAGCCAAAATCACGTTTGGCCTGGCCAATGTGCAAAAGATTGGATCGACGATAATTGTGCGCCAGGGAATCATCCCACCGAATCAGGACACATACTGATTTCAAATAAATTGACTTCCTGGATAAAATCTGTTAAACTTATGAAGTGATAGACCTACTTGCTTATCTACCGGCGCGCCGAAAACAAACCTCTTCGGGTTGGCTCAGTTTCAACGCACCTTGTTGTGTACACAACGGGCAGTCGGCTGATCGCAGACAGCGTGGTGGACTCAAAACAACATTAGACAGCTGGAGCTTTCATTGCTTTAATTGCCGATTTACCGCAAGCTGGCAACTGGGTCGCAATCTAAGCATCAAAGCCCGTAAGTTTTTGGGATGGGCCGGAGTGTCGGAACACGATATTGAAATGCTCAATATTGAAAGCCTGCGACATCGCAGCATACACGGGATCATCGAGGATCGGCAGCGAACAGCTGACCTGCTACTGGGTGTTGAGTTTAAAGAACGCGACCTGCCGCCAGCAGCCGAATTAGTTACACCCGAGCATGGTGAGTTTTGGCAGTATGCTCGTAAGAGATGTGTGCCCGAAGACTTTCCCTTAATGACTCAGATACGCAATGATGGTGTCCATTGGACAAGGCCGCATGTGATTGTGCCGTTTACACATGACAACAAGATTGTGGGCTACGCTTGCAGGTTCATAGATAACAAACAACCAAAGTTCATAAACGATACCCAGCCTGGCTACGTATTCGGTACAGATTTGCAGGATGATAACTGGCAACATGTGCTGGTCATGGAAGGCATATTTGATGCAATCTGCATTGGAGGTGTTGCGGTGTTGCATAATGACATTAACGATGCACAGGCTAGACTGATACGAAACCTAGGGAAAGAAATTACAGTAGTGCCCGACCATGACAGTGCGGGAATGGCCCTAGTTGACCGCGCCGTGGAACTAGGCTGGGCCGTGAGCATGCCCGATTGGCCCCCGGGCATCAAAGATATTAACGATGCAGTGGTCAAATTTGGCCGCCTGGCCACACTGCTAACTATAATGCAGGCTAGGGAAACTAGTCGAATCAAACTAGAATTAAGGAAAAAGAGTCTTGTCAAGCACCTACGTTAAAAAAGTTATATTATTTCCTGCTGGCGCCAGCGGACATTTTTTAGCCAGTTTTCTGTGTGCTGATCCAAGTTCAATACATCCAGAATTTAGACTTGACTTTAATCAGAGTTTTAGCAGTGTTTCTAAATTTTGCAAGACATACGAAGACATTGTGAATGAATTGGATAGTGGCATGCACCTTACTTTAGTGAGTCACTTTCTGGAAGTTAGTAAGCTTCGATCTCACAAAAGTAAGCCACAGTTATATAAAATATATCCTAAAACAAATATATTTGGGTGGATCAAGAATGTGTTTTACAAAAAACAGCTAGTAGAAACTATAGACTATTCTAGTGCAGATTTCACAATGCAGGTAGACATACATCTTATGCATATACATGATTTTTACACCCAGCTCAAATTAGACCAAGACCTACCTGATAATTTAATTGTGGATTTTGGTCAAATGTACAACATGGATTACCTAGTGGAGTTGTATACTTCTATTAATCATCGGCTGCCATCAGACGAGTCGCTAGAGTTTGCAAGACAATACATTGATAAGCAATTTTCCCCGTTAGATGATTGCTCGTCGTTCAATCTTCAAGAGATTATAAATCATGTTAATCCGCAAGACAAGTTTGATCTAGCAACATTAATTTATATTTACGAGAAGAATCATAACACCGTAGACAGAAATAGACTTTGGAGCATTGATGACCTACCGACGACCGTAACAGGCAGTATTGAGTTTTTGTTAAAGAATGAAAAAAACTACACGATCTTTAAGGATAAATCTTGTTAAGAGACTTTGATGAATTTGCAAGATTGGATACAAAATTTTGATAACGAGTTTAAAAAAATATGCTTAAAGAATACGGAATCGATGTACAACGCTTGTTCCTGGAGATGATGCTGGAGGATGCATCAAGCTATGTTCGCGTTCAAAACATCTACAATCCAGAAAACTTTGATAAGAGTCTACGGCCTGCTGCTGTGTTCATCAAGGAGCACAGCGACAAACACAAGACCATGCCAGATCGCATGCAGATCTCTGCCACAACAGGCATCCGGCTACAAGCAGTGCCGGACTTGAATGAGGGACACTTTGAATGGTTCATGGAGGAGTTTGAGTCGTTTACCAGGCGGCAAGAACTTGAGCGGGCAATTTTAAAAGCAGCAGACTTGTTGGAAAAGGGCGATTATGATCCAGTTGAGAAGCTGATCAAGGACGCGGTGCAAATCAGCTTGACCAAAGACTTAGGCACAGATTACTTTGCAGACCCGGCTGCACGGATCAACAAGTACTTTAACAGCGGCGGACAGGTCAGTACAGGTTGGCCACAGATGGATAGATTGCTGTACGGTGGGTTTAGTCGAGGGGAGCTGAACATCTTTGCAGGTGGTTCAGGCTCAGGCAAGAGCTTGGTCATGATGAACATTGCACTGAGCTGGGTACAGGCCGGACTTAGTGGAGTGTATGTCACACTGGAGCTTAGTGAAGAGCTGACCAGCTTGCGTACAGATGCCATGCTGACCAGCATGAGTACCAAGGACATTCGCAAGGATATCGGTACAACTGAGCTCAGAGTCAAAATGATAGGCAAAAAATCTGGCAACTATCAGGTCAAAGGACTGCCAGCACAAAGTAACATTAACGACATTCGTAGTTTCTTAAAAGAGTATCAGATCCAAACTAACAAGCGTGTGGACTTTGTCATGATTGATTACTTGGACTTGTTGATGCCGGTTAGTGCTAAGGTTAGCCCCAATGACTTGTTTGTCAAGGACAAGTATGTAAGTGAAGAACTGCGTAACTTGGCCAAGGAACTGGGTGTACTGATGGTGACTGCAAGTCAGTTGAACCGTAGTGCTGTGGAACAGAATGAGTTTGATCATAGTCACATTAGCGGGGGCATTAGTAAAATCAACACAGCAGACAACGTGTTTGGTATCTTCACTAGTCGCGCCATGCGCGAGCGAGGCAAGTATCAGATCCAGTGCATGAAGTCGCGCAGTTCAACCGGGGTGGGACAAAAGATCGATCTTGAGTACAACATCGAAACTATGCGTATTACTGACGAGGGCGGGGATAGTGCCGGCGACCGGCCAACTAGTTCAATTATGGATGCGATCAAGACCCGTAGTCAAGCACAAGCGGCCGACAAGCTTGAAAGCAGCGACACTGTAAAGTTTGAACGTGCACCTAGAGCCGACGACATACCAAAGATCTCGGCTGAAATTCAATCAACCAAGCTCAAGCAGTTACTGGGGCAAATTAAGAAATCATGAACAATGAATACTGTTCGATGATCCACGGTGGATTGATGTTAGATCTTAAAACCTTAGAACCCAGGGCCCAACATTGCTGCCTTAGAGACAACTTGCACCCAGTTGACATCGGATCAAATTTCTGGAATGATCGTTCATTTGCTACACTACGACAACAAAATGCCCAAGGTGTCTGGGACCCAGGATGCGCAAACTGTCAAGTACTTGAACAAAGCCAAATGCGCAGCATGAGGCAAGGAATGAATGACGGCCTTGAAATTTATCAACAAACTGATATTAAAGGGCCAGCCCGTATTGATCTTATGTTTGATATTAGTTGTAATTTGGCATGCAGAACTTGTGGAGTAACCCATAGTACTTTTTGGCAAAAACATTTGAGCTCGCATGGATTATGGAATCAACCTGTTGTTTCTCCCAAACGCAAGACAGATGTAATACAGGCATTGTCAAACCTGGACTTGTCAAATTTACGGCAAGTTGTGTTTTGTGGCGGGGAAACACTGCTAGGGCAAGAATATTGGCAAGTGGCTGACTGGTTGGTTTCAAATGTCCCTAATGCACAAAATCAACTTACATTGGCATTTCAGACCAATGGCACTCAACCAATTGACGAAAAATACTTTTCGATCATTGGCCGAGCGCACTTGGTTAAATTACATATTAGTCTTGATGGTGTTGGGAAAAGATTTGAATACCTGCGTTGGCCTGCAAGTTGGTCCCAAGTAGTCGACAATATAATGATGTTGCGGACTGTCGCGCCAAGTAACGTGATGTTTTTGATTGAAGAAACTATATCTATTTTTAATCTGTATTACATTTCGGAACTTGAGGCATGGATTCAACAAAATTTCACTCAAAATCGAGAAGGCGATGTAGTAAATCACACACGACATATGGCTAATGGTATATTTGACGTTGCAAATTGCAGTCGGGCATATATGGATTATATAGCCAAAACTACATCTAAAAATCTCTTGCCCGAGACTTGGAAAGAAAACCCAGAAGCTATTAAATTAATGCTTGGTGAAATAGAGAAATTTGATCAACTGCGTGATCAAAAGTTTTCTAGCACGTTCACTGAATTGGCAGATCTGTACAATAAATTTTTGTAGCAGCAAACTCGGGAAGGTAGTTGTCAATTGAAATTTTCTTCAGTTGGTCTTGACGATAGATCTCTCTCCAACAGTCATTAAATGCAGCAGCAGTATATTTTCCATAAGACAAAAACGGTAATACTTCATTGGGATATTTTAACTGTGACTGTTTGATCGACTGCTTGACTTTATCGGGCAAATTACCTGGTGCAAAATAGCTTGGATCTTCGATTGCCTTACAGAGATACGGTAGATTGTGCGACTTAAAAAAATCAATCAGATCATCTAGTCTAGATATAGTAAAGTTGCTAACCATGCAACTTATACTCACATACTTTGCAGTTTGATTAAGATGATCAAGGTTAACAAGTATCTTCTCCCATTGCAACGGCCACCTAGCGTACTCAAATCCCGACTCTATTCCATCAATGCTTACACATATATTAAGATTAGAAAATTTAGATAGTATTTTCAATTGAGTCGATGATACACCAATACTACCATTGGTAACAATGCTTACAAAACATTTTGTATTACCAATATCTATTAGATGTTGTAGAATGTCTAGATTGGCTTTTTCTAGCAATGGCTCTCCTCCTACAAAACTCAACTGTGCAACATTTTTCCACTCGATTGCATTGATGGTGTTCTGATTTATGCGCCAAGACTTTTGCTTGGATTTTTCCACACTAGCCCATAATGAGCTTGAAAAACTTCCGCATGTCACGCATGCACTATTACAGATATTACTTGTGGCAAGTTTTACAATTTGTGCATTAAAATTCCCAGATACTGCATCTTGTTGGATCAACTCAATATCTCGATCTCGATAATAATCGAATGTTCGATTATGCAATTGCCGCTCGCTGGGTAGATTTTGATCTTCCATCTTCCAACAGCTACTACATGCAGAATTGCGTTGTCCTGCAACAATATCGTTGCGTATTTCATTAATGTTTGCCCAAGTTGGTAACTGGCAACAGAAAATATTTTTATCACTATTCTGTGGTAATTCAAAACTAAAAAAGGGCAACACACAAAAAGTATCCATCATCTATTTAACACCACTGTAAGCTTTAATATTATAAATAATAAAAAGGTTCTAACACCCAAATGCAAAAAAAGACACGCAGCATATTAGAAGAATTAGACACGCTGTATCAAGAAAAGCATTCTGATCAGGATCGCCGATACATCATTGAATCTCGTGCAGCTAATGTGATTGCCAGTGCCATCCGGCTGGTGGAACAGATTGAGTCCAGCTACACCCCGGAACAGGCAGATAATCTGGTTCGCAAGTTGTTTAATGCAATACGCACCAAGGATCAAAGTAAATTTACACGAACAATGAGGAGAACCGATGCTAACTGAAGGTGGAAACGTATTCAAAGGTGCCGATGGTACAATTTTAACACAGCGTATCAATCAGGCCGATGTCATGCCTACAGTGCAGTGGTTAGAACAGATCACAGGTGTTGATTTTACACAAGACAAAGCTGCAGACGGCAAGCCGGCCAAGTGGCTGGGCAGTACCGGTCGCAAGGCCACATCGGGTGACCTAGACCTGCTGGTGCACGACGCCGACATCAGCAAAGAGCAGCTTGCTGCCAAGCTACAAGCCTGGTGCGTATCCCAGCGTGTAGATCCTAAACAGTACATCAAAAAAACCGGCATCTCGGTGCATTTTTTCACAGCCATTGATGGCGACCCAGGTCATGGATTTGTACAAACAGACTTTATGTTTACTGCAAACCCAGCCTGGACAGTGTTCTTCTTGAGCAGTGATCCGGCGTCGGCATACAAGGGCATGAGTCGAAACATCTTGCTGAGTTCTGTGGCCAAGGCCCTGGGATATAAAATCAACTCCAACATTGGTCTAGTAGATCGTACCACTAACCAATTGGTTCCCGGAGGAGACAATACCGAAACTGTTGCTAAAATACTCCTGACTCCGCAAGCCACCACAGAAGACATGTACAGTGTAGAGCGTATTATTGCTGCACTCAAGAACGACCCCAAGAAGAATGCCAAGTTATCGGACTTCCGTGAGTTCATGCTCAAGTCCGGCACTCCGCTAGATGAGAATGTTAACTACACAGATGTGGACTGGATGGCACGACTGCGTGACCGGATCATGGTGCAGGGCATGCAGCCCTTGATTGAATCTGCAATCAACGAAGCCGAAGAAGCCGGCATCGGCGGCAAGGCCAAGGGTATTGAGCATCTGGAAGATTATGTGTTTCGTTTTGGAACACCGGGCATTCAACGCGCCCTGGACATTGTCAATGCAGCAGCAGCCGCCCCGGGTAAAACTACCACAGTCAAGTGGGACGGCAAACCGGCTGTTATATTTGGCCGTAAGCCGGCCACAGGCGAGTTTGTGCTCACAGACGGATCCGGATTTGAAGCAAAGGGATACGATGGTTTAGCCACTAGTCCCGAGATGATGGCACAGATCCAGAACATGCGCAAAGGTGACCGCACAGAGCTGATCAACATCTATGCCAAGCTGTTTCCTGCACTAGAAGCTGCTCTGCCGGATAACTTTCGTGGTTATGTCAAGGGAGACTTGCTGTACATGAGCCAGCCTCCGATCGAAGGTGGTAATTATGTATTCACACCCAACACTGTGACATACCGTATTCCGGCAAATAGCGCATTAGGACAAAAGATCTCAAAAAGTCAGATGGGCGTTGCTATGCACACCCGATATGATGATGTGGGTGCACCTCGAGAGCCACTGGGCAACATCAAATTCAAGCCGGTGCAGGGATTGCTGCTGGTTGACCCCGGCACAAGTGTCCCGGAACAAATCACCCCGGATTCAAAATCAGCAGCAGCACTACAGCAAATTATCAAGACACAAGGTGCAAACATCACAGGCTTGTTCAATCCTGATGATTTGAGAGCAAACAAGATCACTGACCTTGCTAGACTCTGTGTGGACTTTGTTAACACCAAGGTGGGACAAGCCCTACCCGATGCTCGGACACTAGTGGCTGACTTTGGCAAGTGGCTGCAAAGCAAAGTATCTCCGCAGAAGTTCAATAACATTGTGACTTATCTTAAGAGCAAGCCGGGCAACTTGTCGGGCATGGCTGCTGCATTCCAGGCGTTCTTGCTGCTGCACAACATCAAAGAGAATATCCGTGCACAGTTAGATGCACAACATCCTGGACAAGAAGGATGGGTCATGGCTACCCCTTCCGGCTATGCCAAGGCAGTGGGTCGCTTTAACCCAGATGCATTTGCTGCACAGAATCGCGCACACAACAATCCAACTGCGTGATCGCCATTTTTTATCATCTTGTATAAATAAGTTTAGGGATTCGATTCCCATACATTAGGAGCTTTAAAATGGCATATTTCCCCCCAGCAAATGGTGATTCACAACCGGTATTCGCGTTAGATATTAACAATGGCGCCCAAACAGGTGATATTAGTTCTCCCGCTCTTGTTCAGATGGCAGGCCCCAAGCTTGACTTCTTCAAGATTATCATTCAAGATGGTTCGCAATCAAACATCGACCTGACTAACGAGTTAGGTAATGTTACAGCCGGCGTGTTTACACCGGGTGTTGTTAACCAAATCAATCAGTGCATTCAGTTGAAGGCCACGATTGCTATGTATCAGGTCGAAGCCGACAGTTCGGGTCAAATCAGCATCGCTGTATACCCGAACGCTGCCTGGACCGCTGCTGATTTGCAAGTTGCTATCCGTGCACTGGGCAACGTTCAGATCACAGCCAGCAATGGTACAGTGACTGGCGTTAACGTGTCTGGTTCAGACGTTACCACAGCAGGGTTCAAACTGGCTTAATAGTTTTTGTGTTATCACAGACCCCGGTTATTATCCGGGGTTTTTTCTTGGCCTTAAATACCCCGGTATGCGTATACGTTGCCAAGCCTTTTTTGACATCACCCGGACTGAGGTTAAACACAACTTCCACAAAGACAGAATCCCGTTCACTGATGCAACTGGCCGGCTGATTGAAGATGTGGCCGGTTGGCACCGTGCCAGGAATCAACAACGCAATTGGGAAACTGTAAACCAGGTTATATCGTTGCGTACCCTGCCAGAGGAGATTGTTCCGTCAAAGTGTGTTGAACAAGACGGGCAACGTACATGGCAGTTTGACTTTGTGGTAAACAATCCTGCATCCATCGAGCTTGACGGTAACCCTGTGGGTGTGTTCGAATCAGAT